ACTATATCATCCAACTTTACTTGAGGACAATGTAATGAAGCCTCAGACAGAATCTATTATCTCTATTCCTGTGGCTGCACCTAAGGGGGCAATTACAAGAGGGTCTGAGACCGCCATCTCATTTTTGGAAAGGGTGAAGTACTTGCATGAAAATTGGATTAACCCTGGGCACATCACAGGAAATAATTCACACAACGTAAGTGCAACAGTAACTATCAAACAAACTGAGTGGGCAGAGGTAGGTGAGTGGTTGTGGAACAATCAAAACTTCTACAACGGATTGTCTTTCTTGCCTGAAGACTTAGGCTCTTATCAACAGACTCCGTTTGAGACAATTACTGAGGAGCAATACTTAGAGTTGAGCAAGGGATTGTCTGAACTAAATGTCGCAAATATTGTAGAAATTAGCGACAACACAACTCTTGCAGACCAAGCTGCGTGTGCTGGCGGTGCTTGTGAGATTTCATAGTCCAGTTTTTATGTAAATAAACTGGACATTACTCGGTAATTATCCGAATAACCCCACATTATTTGACAGTAGTGTGGGTTTTTTATGCATTGGTACGTTAACCTATAAGTTCATAATTTATGGTTCATAGTTAACTTGTAAGTATAAACCTTATCTTTGTGCTATGAAACATTTATTATTTATCGTAACGTGCATTGCACTAATTTCCTGCGGATCTCCGAAGAAGAGATATGACAAACTGATACGCAAATATCCGTATTTGGTTGAGACTGATACGGTAATCATAAAAGATACCATCATCAAAGAAGTTAAGGTTCCTGTACCTGAGTATAGGGATTCTTTTATCATTGAATGCGATACGTTTATTGAAACAAAGAAAGTAATAGTTTATAGGAAAGGAAATCTATTTGGGGTAACAGTAAAACCCGATACCATAACTTACAGAGATACAATACCTTACGAGGTTAAAGTACCAGGACGTATTGCATACATTGACAAGGTCAATTGGTGGTACTTGGTTATTTCGTTTTTAATAGGTATCATTGTATCGTTATTTATAAAGAAATGAAAACAACAAAGCAAGATATAGTATTGAGCTATATTGCACAGTTTCCTGAAATGCCGAATCGTATGTTGGCAAGTATGATTTTTACTAGAGAAGAAGGACTATTCCCCGATGTGGAAACAGCCAGAAATCGAATTAGATATTATAAGGGGGCATCTGGAGAAAGGTCAAAACAAACTGCTATCAGTGCTGGTCACATTGTTGAAGCAATTCACGGAACTGTAAAAGAAGGGTTAGCAAAACTAAATATTATTTCTCGTGCAGAGGATATGGTTCCTGTAACTTTGGGAGCTGGAAAATACTTAATCCTTTCTGACATTCACCTACCGTTCCACGATCAAGATGCGCTTGCTGCTGCTGTTCAATACGGAGTAGATAACAATGTTGATTGTGTTATTTTGAATGGAGATATTTTAGATTGCTACGATGTATCTCGTTTCTCTAAGGAGGTTCGCAGACCCAAGATTTCAGAAGAATTAGAAATGGGTCGTACTTTCCTAAAGTATATGAGGGAGTTATTCCCAACACAACAAATTTATTATAAGATTGGAAACCACGAGGAGCGTATGCGTGCCTATATTTTAAGAAATGCTCGTGAGTTGGCTGACCTTAACGACATTAGTTTAGAGTCGTTGTTGAGATTTCAAGAGTATGGTATCATTTCTGTCAATCGTGAGATGATTAAATTAGGAAAACTTACCGTATTGCATGGTCACGAGTTGGGCGAGTCAGTATTCTCACCCGTGAATCCTGCACGTGGATTCTTCTTGAAGGCAAAGGCATCAACATTGTTCGGTCACAACCACCAAGTTTCGCATCACTCTGAAAGTAACTTACACGGTGAGCAAGTTGGGGTTTGGTCAATGGGTTGTTTGTGTAACTTGAGTCCAGACTATCGTCCCTACGCTTATACAAAGTGGGCTAATGGATTCGCTTGTGTTGTAGTCAATGAGGATTTATCTTTCCACGTTGACAACTTTAAAATCATTGGTGGTAAAATACTATAATATGAAAGACAACATTAATCCATCACACTATAGACAGGGGGGCGTTGAATGTATTGACGCTCTTGAGGCAGCCACAGTTAATAAAAAAGGATTGGATGCAATCTGTACTGCAAACATAATTAAGTACCTTTGGAGATGTGAAGACAAGGGTGGACTTGAGGATTTGAAAAAAGCTCAGTGGTATTTGAGTAAGATGATTAACCACAACACATCAAAGGAAGAGTTTGTTCATCCAAGTGCGGCTAAGTCTGTAGACCAACCGAAGTCTGAATCATGGTCTGAATTATGAAACTCCACGTTTATTGGACATACACAAGACCCACAGATAGATTAGTTGCTACTGATGTGTTGGAGTATGCTCGTAAGAAACCAAAATTAGATACTGAGACTTACCACGCTGGGGGATTAGGACACACTGAAGACTTGTTTACTCACTTCCTAGATAGAGAAGGTAAGATTCATGTTCTGAGGCCTCAGACCGAAATCCACTCAGAAATACATTTAGCAATACACGGAGGTATAAATGGTGATTACAGATATGTAAGTAACCCCTCAGTAGCACAACTACACACGCTAGCCAATCTATTTAAGTTATTCCATTCTCTTAAATGGGAAATACTTGAAGGAGATATGTTAGAATTTGATTTACATTTTTGGAAAACAGCAATTAACTTATGGCGAATATAAATAACGAAGTAAAAGAACTTGAGAAACTATTTGGTTGGTGGGAATTCTACGAACAAACTCAAAACGATGAGGCTAAGAACAAAGCCCAAAAGCAAATAGAAACTCAAAAGAAAAAGATTAGAACCATAAAGGATGGAAAAACTTCAAAAGTTCCTAAAGGAAAATAAGATATCTGAGGATGATGCCATTGAAAGAATTAGATTGCAGGACACTGATCCCGCTAAAGATTTCTATTCTACGCTGGTGTCTGCCTCAAAACAGTTAATGGATGCTGTAAAAGACAAGACACTAAATCTTGACGACGAATACCAAAAGGGTATCTTTCAGCTATTACAGGCTGGAGATAAAATTAATAAGTCATTGAAATTGGCTAAGTTAGAAGCATACCCCGAAGAAGACGTTATTGATGATAGTGTTTCATTCTTGGATAGAACCATCGGAAAGAAAAGATGACAAAGGCAGCAAGATTTGAATACGATATATGGGCTTCTAAATACAGCCTTGATCCAAACGCAACTAAGAAGGAGAAAGACATTTGGTGGGGTAACGAAAGAGAGTATTGGATTGACGGCAGAGATGGCCTAACAGGTATTCATTATTTTGCATTAACTCAGTGTTTCATTAAGGATGCTCGTGGATTCAAAAAGCGTCCTATTTGGAGAGATGTAGATGAATTAATCTACGAGGCGTACGAAGAAGCAAGAAGAACCAACCACGATTTGTTTGTGAGTAAACGTCGTGAGATTGGTCTTTCGTTGATATTCGGTGGGGTTGCTCCTATGTGGATTGCAATGACAAACCCAGGCTCAACTTCATTGATTACTAGTGCGGATAAAACTCGTCTTGAAAACTTATACAAGGAAAAGACCCGTGTAATTTACGATAGTTTAGACCCTTATATCAAGCCTAGCATTATATCAACTCGTCAGGTTGGATATTTACACATGGGGGTAAAAGACCAAAAGACTGGAGAGATTAGTGGATTGGATTCGCAGATTGTAACTCGTGAGACAGTAGATACTCCAACTGCATTAGAGGCGTATCGTGCGATGCATTGCTTCCTTGACGAGGCCTTTTTGCACCCCAAAGCAGACCAAGTGTACAAGTCAGCACAAGCAAGTGTTAAATCAGGATTCGTTAAGGTTGCACCAATCGTAATTGGAGGAAGTGCAGGTGAATCTACTTCCATTGGGCAGAAACTTGCGAACAACCTTTGGAAGAACGCTGACAACTTAAATCTATTGACTGTATTTCTTCCTGGGAATATGGGCATTATGGAAGCCCCTGAGATTGATGCTGACGGTAAGGAGACAGGAAAGATTCTTAACTTCTGTCCCAATGGCTATTCTGATATTGAAGGAGCGACCGAGTGGATTAATAAAACTCGTGAGAAGTTTGATAGGATTGAAGATAAGTCGTTCTTGAACTCATTCATCAAGCAGTATCCGTTGGATATTAATGAAGTGTTTTCTTCTACTGCTCATGGTGCTATGCCTATTGATGTTATCCATAAGTTGAATCAGCAGGAAAGGATCATTTTATCTGAGCCCCCACCAGTTGAAAAATGTATAATTTATAAGGATATTGATGGAAAATTACAAGTCAAGCCTGACAAACAAGGCAGGTTTACATTATTGGAAAGGTTTAACCCTAACCACAAGTACATTGCTGGAATGGATCCGATTCCTTTTATCTCTTCTAAACTGGGAGATGGTTCTGATAACTGTATAGCAATCAAGAACTTAGACACAAATATGTATGTTGGGTTCTACAAAGAACGAGCAGCCGATCCAGATTTAATCATGTCTAACAACATCAACCTACAGGATTATTTCGGTGGCGCAAAGGTTATGATTGAGATTAACCGAGGCGGTGTTATTTTAGATACATACAGAACAAACAATCGCCAAGATTTACTGGCTCCCTCACCAAGAAACTTAGGCAAAACATTCCTCAGCAAAGACAGACCTTACGGGTGGTATAAGAATGACCACACGGCAGAAAGAGCAAACGCTTATCTGATTGATTATCTGAGGAAGAACTTTGAATCTGTTTTCCTAATCGAAATGATCGAAGAAGCCAAAGTTTATATTACTGAGAATACGGATTTACTGGATGCTGTTGTGGGTTGTGAAATCTATCATAAGGATATGATGGAAAAACTCAAGAAGAAAGTTGATGCTGCGCCTCAGAAGAAAACTATCCCAATGATTATCTATCAAGACGGGAAAGCAGTAAAAGTTTGGAGAGAAGTTAAATTCTAAAGTAAATTTTAATTACTTTTTGGTAGACTTACCATTGCTACCTTGACGGGCACGATTGGTACTTTTCTTTTCTAATACCATCTTTCCGTCCTTCTTATGCGAAAGGTCAACACCCTTAGTCGCTCTCTTACCATAAATACCCTTTTTGCGAGCCTCTGCGTTAAGTTCTTGACGATATGCTACCTTGTCCTTCTGATACTCTTTATCGTAGCTGTAATCACGTCCTGTGGCTTTATTCGAAGATGGTCTTTTATTCTTAGCTACGATTTTGTTTTTCATCTCTATGTTCAATTATTTCTCCAATGAGATAAGACATTCCTATTGTAAAGGTAACAAATAATAACCCAAACAAGAATCCTTGTATCATTTCTTTTTTACATTGGTAACTCTTTTACCCATTCCAACCCTTGACTTCTCGGCTTTCTTTGCTGCGAGTTTTGATGGACTTAATTCTGATTTTGTAACTGGTGTTTTTGACGATACTCTTTTTGACGGACGACAATACTCATTAGATCCTCCTGCGCCACAGGCTTTACCACTCTTGGTGTCTACCCACTTCTCTGCTCCCCATCTTTTTAAATCTGAGCCCGCCTTGGTTTTTCTTACTGCTCCACTTCCTTTTCTGCACTTCGCAATTGCTTGAGATGCCCTAGCAGAAGGGAATACATCGTATTGTGCTTTAACTTTGGTGTAGCAAGCGTCTTTCATTATCCTTGACGGTTATAAGGTTTACTTGACTTGTGTTTGTTTTTGTGCTTGGTATGCCTGCGAAGTTTAACTCGTGGCTTAGATCTAAACGCAGATACGTTACTCTTTACTTTTGTTGCCATAGGTACATTCTGAAATAGTCGAACTCTTCTTTACCGCCTTCCTCAACGTAATTGAGGTAAGCGTCATATGCTGGTCCTGTAACCTTAACTTCTACAACTGTGGTATCAATACCATTGGCAATCATCTTAGCAGCGTACATCTCGTTTACTTGCTCCATTGCTTTGACTTGGGTCTCAGCTACTTCAACTGCTTCTTTTAACTCTTCCTTCTCTTCTACCTTAGCATCTACTAGTTTGGCACTAGTCTTCTGAGCCATTTGGGTAACTTCTGAGGCCATCGCCAAGTTTTTCTGTATCTTGGCAAGCATCAACTCAATATCGTCCACTGGAGCATTCGTAACAGCCCCAACAGGGAATGCTAATTCAACAGCAAGAATGAAAAAACAAAAGATGATGATGAGATTCCTCATAGCTTCTTTACTGTATTGATTATACGAAGTTCCGTAATGGCAGCAGATAAGGCAGAATCACTCTTCTTCAAAGCGTAACCCATCTTGTCGACCTTTATTTCAAGAGCGTCAATCTTCTGGTTGCTTTTTTCAATCTGACTACCATAGCCCGTCTTAACGTCATAATACAAATAGCTAACAGCCAACAACATACAAAAGGCCACACCGGCCACTGGATTCTTTTTGAAATCATCAAAGGAAATCGGAAGGGGGTTTGTTTTAGGAGCACTCATTCGTTTATTTTTTTATAGTAATAAATAATCGCCATAACACCAGAGATACAACCTATGATTGCCACACAAAATGCTACGATAGGTTGCCAAGCAGTCACAAAGGAAATAACTGCTGAGGACCCAGAGATTACAGCGAGGGTATTAGCGGTTGTATCGTTCTGGAGAATCATCACTTCTTCTTTGGTTTTTTAGAAGTACTTATTGCTATAGCAAGAATTTGTTTCTTACTCCGTGGATCTTTCCCTCCAGGTTTCGCATAAGCCTTGTTCTTTTTCATCAGTTCTCTGACGTTTTGTGAAACACTTTTTCCGAGTGGCATTACTTTTTCTTCTTAACCATTTTGCCAAACATCATCTTCTCCTTAGACTCAACTTTCTTACCCTCTTTCTTTTCGTGTTTCATCTCGGCTTTCTTAGAAGTATATTTTTCCATACCTCCGTACTCAGAAATCTTCTTTGTAGCGGCTTTCTTTATAGGTTTTTTCATTTCTTTATTTCTTTTGATAACCACCAGTTCCCATTACATCTGATCTACAAGCATTTGTGCCTGTGCCACTAGGGATGCAACTTGCTGCTGTTTTTGATTTTTTTGCGTTTTGTTTACGCATTTCAGCATCAGTCTTTGGCTTGTTTTTGATTTCCTTGTAGTTGCGCTTTGCCAATTTTTTGCGGGCTCTACCCTCTGCTTTAGTATCAAGATTCTCGCTGATTGTACGAATCGCTTTTCTTCTTGACTTCGGTAAAGATATCGCAACACCATCTTTGTACATTGTAAGACCCTCTTTACTAGACTGAAATCTTTCAGATGAACCAGATGACGGGTAACTTGTTGTAAATGAACGGTCTGCACCTCTCTTTGATCTGTCTGCGCTCCTTGACATTCGGTTTGCAACCCTTGACTCTGTTCGGTCTTTCTTTTTCTGCTCACGAAGCTGGGCGGGGCTCTTTACTGGTCCGTTGCCAAAAACTTCTGACTTTGGTGTTTGGAATGCGCTAGCAGGGGAAGAAGATTCTTTTGCCTTCTCTTTCTTTGCTGCGTATCCTGTAACCGCACGACCAACAACCCTAGCCTCTTGCTTGATTGCTGCACCTGCTTTTTTGACGGCTCCAGCAGCCTTACTATTTTGTAACTTGCGTACAACACCCGTAACCTTGGCTCTAGTTACTGGACCGATAACTGGTTTCTTCTTGGTTGCCATTATTTCTTAGTTGATTTCTTTGTTGATTTTTTGTTTTTACCCATATCCCATTTCTGCCTCATTGTCGGATCAGGGGTGTTGTGTTGTGGATTTTCGCTGTAATACCTGTTCTTTCCACGGGCTAATCTAGCGTCAGCTGCAATCATACCAATGGTCCCTGCGATAGCACTTCCAATAGACGCAATATTTCCTATTCTCTTTTTCTTCTTGGCGGCCTTTGCAGCAGCAGTTCCTGCTACCGTCATTGGTACTTTTGGAGCAACTTTTTTAGCAACTCTGGCTGTTTTCTTGGTCTCTCTTTTGGTCTGAGGCCCAATTCCAACTATGGGGTTCTTAGTAGTTGCCATTTTATTTCTTTTTAGGTGCTGGTTTAGGTGCTGGTTTATTTGGTTGCATTCCTATATATTTCTTAGGTTGGCCTTTTGGTTTAAGTTCAGGAATTCTGTACTTAACGTAGGCTGCCATGCTGTCTTGTTGAGACTGAGTCATAGGTTCACGGCTGTAAACGGGTGTTCCACTTGGAGCAGTGCCTGTAGTGCCTGTGGTTTCTGCAATTCTCTTTTGCATACCAGCGTAATCTAGTTTCTTATTTGACATTTTATTTATTTTTATTTGGTTTATTTTGTGATACTTTCACCTTAGCACTTGCCTTGGTGGGTTTTGAGTTATTATATTCTAGCTTCTTAGCTACAAAATTACAATTGTACATATTAACACTTCCATCTTTTACGAGCCTGTCTCAAACGTGAGTTTGGA